CCTCACAAGTACATGGGTCTGTTGCCTCACATGTCTGAGAGGCAGGGCACGATTTATAGTTTTTACCTTCTTTTTTACCTGTTTGCTCCCATGTTTGAGTGTCACCACCCTCGTATCCACATCCTGTTGGGCATGTCATGTCCCAGTCACCATCACAATCCAATTCCTCCGTACTCTCACAATCGTACGTGGGTGCAGGAGGAGCGCCTGGGTCGTTTGGACAAGTTCCTGTACCCACCGCTTCCTTTGTTGTTGTCCAGACTTGTGACGGCGTGCTGGACGGTTCACCAAGTTCACTTGGGCACGCAGGACTCTCCCATTTACCTACACACGGAGCACATTCGCGTGTAAATACTAGTTCTGAATCTGGAAGGGCTTCACATGGAGTTGGAGTTGTTAACGTTTTCTGGCGGATGTATTTTTGGTAGTATGTATTTGTCTCTGTGTCAAGTGTACACCCACCATCCACTCGACCAGCCGCCACCGCCTCATCTTCGGTTTCGTAGACACAGCAATCGGCGGACTTTGCACACTCGTATGTTGGTACTGAACACATTTGTGTCTCACTGTTCCACGTGCACCACAACTCACAATCTTCTTTATTTGTGTGCGTATCACACGAAGTCGTACTAGGACACACACCTGTGCCAATCGCCGACGTCGTCGTCGACCACGTTTTTTCTGGTGTTGATGCACTGGTATCACACGCTTGTGGGCATGGCGCACTCACCCATTCACCTTCACACGGTGCACATTTCACTGTGACATCGATGTGGTCGACATCTGATTCACAAGGTGCATTTGCTTTCTGTTTTCTGTACACTTGAGAATACGTTTCAGTCGTTTCATCAAAAGTACAGACACCCCAAGGTTGGGCGTATTCTACATCAGGCATAAGATCTATGATACCAATCCTGTCAGGTTGTCCTTTCTTACACGCCAGTGTTGTTTCATCCCACTCGCATGGGGATGTACAATCATCTTCTGTAGTATTCATAACACACGCATCATCGGTACACGCACCATTGTTCCAGAAACACGGAGATCGGCATTCATCTTCCGTTGCATAACTGGAACAGGCCATCTCCTGAAACTCACAACATGGAAATTCTGATGCATACTCTTCTAAATCTGGTCCAATGCACGGGGCGTTGCTTTTATCTTTACGATACAACTGCTTTCCAGACTCATACTGCCCACACGTCCCATATTTATACGGCTCACTATTGTACTCACAACAAGGCGTCGTCTCGTCACATGAAATGGTGTCTGGACATGTTTTATATGTCAGACTTGGGTCCTTGTCTGTTTGGTTCCATGTAAATGTGGATGCCGGAGTACCGCAATCTGCCGACGGGGTAGGACAACTAGCACCATCTTTCGTGTACTCTGTGTTGTCACCTGATAACGAACTTGTATAGTAGCCTTCACAAGGACAGGGTGGTGTATTATCACAATCAATACTTTGTGATTCGTCTGGGCACTCCCTACCTGTCAGGAGTTGTGTGACATCAGAACTCCAGGTACGCGTGATGGTTTGTTCAGGGTGCCCACATGCCGTGGGACACACAAAATCGTCATCAGAGATGTCGTATTCCCCAACACAGTCTCGGCATTCACGATATTCGAAGGCAAAGTCATCTGGACATTTGGACGTAATTGTCTGTTCGTACTTTTGGAACCCTGGCTGATGGTCACCACAACCACCGACTGCGACCCAGTCTTCGGCCTCGTAGCAGCACAACTCCTGTCCTTCAGTGATCCTACCGTCACACGCTCCTGGCTTATTTTCTTTCAACACCCTCTTTGTGGCGATGACCCCACTGCTTGGACATGTTTCTGATTCTCTCTTCCAATCTTCTATGATTTCACAACATGGCGTGATTTCACCTTGACACGTTTGTGTCTCAACAAACCCATCTGGATGTGGACACTCCAGACCGCCATTCGCTGCAGGGCTTGTTATTTTGTAGGTTCTTGATATTTTAGGTATTTCTCCACATGGTCCTTCACACGGGGACCATTGGGAAAACTCACCCTGACAGTCTTCTTCAAAAACTTCGGGTCGGGTTGTTGAGTATACCGCCATGACCACGGCGACCAAGGCCACGATTCCTATGAGAATCATGATACCTGTCGAGAGGTCTTCGGTCCCCAACACATTCTCTGAAGACATGCTAGTATATAATATGAAAAAAATATCAGCGGTTATATCAGATGGTACCCGTCGTGAATTATGAACGCATGGAACGCCTGGCACCTGAAGTTGGTGGTGGGATAGAGATGAACATGAATACGATTTCAATTTTTATTATAATCATCGGTGTTCTGTTATTGTACAAACGATATGTGGACATTAATCATAATCGTCAACGATGGCATATTTAATACACTCTTCAGGTGAGAGGTAAATGTCTCGCTTCATCAACTTTTTCAATTTTTTCTCTGGAATTTTCGTCATGGACGTATAGGTTTTATTAATCATGTCCATCAGTTTTGTACAGGAACGCATTTCATCCTTCATCTCTTCAAACTTTCCCCAGAAACCACCTGTAGACAACTGGTGAATGAGAATATGGGCGTTACGAGCTACCTTTCTTTCTTTGCCACCGAGAAGCATAAACGTTGCGGCAGAACAGCAGGAACCCTGTGCGACGGTTATGGTATGAACGCGACTCTTTTGAATCACATTCATCGCAGAAAATCCAGAAAACAGGTCACCACCATCGCTCATGATGTTGACTCGAATGCCCGGGATGTATCCTATGAGGTCACTGGACATTTTTAACAACCACGATTCCAACTTTCGAAACTTTTCGGTAAACTCCAAAATGTTTTCTGGGGTGATGTCTCCGTAATAGAAAATTTCATTACCTATGACTTTTGTGACTTCCAATGCCTCTTCTTCCTCTTCAGTCTCCTTGTTCAAGTAGTGCATTCTTCAGTTTCTTCTTAATAGTATTGACGTCCCTTGGTTTTAACTTATTTCCAACACATAAATGATTTATTGTATCAAAATCTTGGGGGGTGATGTCATATAACAACATGGGCTCAATATACCCAAAACCCGCATATTTTTGTAATACACAAAGGGCTTCATGTGACATGTGAAAGTTTCGTATTTGTATATTCTTTAACTTTTTCATCCGCATGTTCCGATTTCCATTTTTTGTCCAACACGACCCTGGGCGTATGTTTTTCTCAACGAGGGGGGCATTCATGTAATACCTCGGAATCGCCACCGCGGTGTGACCGAAAAAGGGCATCATGTTCCAATCAGAACAGTCATTGGAGTACATGGCGCAATCAAACATGTCCGCGTCTGAAAACGCCTTTGCTATTTTCGCATATACACACTTTTTTGAATCCAAATAATTTTCCTGGAAAATAGACCACATATGCCCATGTTCATACAGCTTATCGGCATTGAATGTGTATGACGGGTCACATAAAATTTTATAAATAACCTCTTTTGGATTTTCAAAGACATCTTTCATATCTGAACCAGATAGGTAATGCATGTAGTCTCTGATGTTTCCTCGACACAGAACAGCCGCCTGTTCATCGTACTGGTCCAAACACACGCGGCGTAACTCTTCTGGGCCATGTCTTGGGATTTCAACAAGTGTAAAACCCGGATACAAACAAAGATGTGTCGACAACACAACTAACGAACCGTTGGTGAGACGGTGACCGTCAGATACTTTTTCAACGACACCCTTCAAACTGAGATTATCTGGTTCATAATCTTCAATGAACAGATGTTTCGTCGACCCTTCTATGAGCTTTGAAAACAAACTCTTTGCACGTAAAAGGTCCGGGGTGAGTTCCACACTATTTGTTTCATCCAGTACGTGTTCACGTATATACGTCTTGCCACTCCCACATGCACCGTAAATGAAAACGTTGGTGTTTGCTTCGAGACACTGTCGTATGTATTCTATGCGTTCGCCATGAATATTTGTGGCGTCAGGTGGGGGTTTCTTTTTTTGTAGAGTAATTTTAATAAACTTATCCATGACGTCGTCTGGTGATAATAAAGATTTAACAGACCAAGCCTTGGAAGTCTTAGATGAAAAGGTGATTAGTCCTTTAAAAAAGAAAATGTTCCCATATCTATGTGCGGTTGGGGTCTTTAATATACTTATTCTGGTTTTATTGATTTTCATTGTGTGGCGGGGGGGTCCTCAACGGCAACTTCCATGAGTTCCGCCCTTTTTTTCAACTCTTCCTCGAGTTTTTGATTCTTCTTGGACACTTGTGTTTTCCCACGCAACTCTTCCAATTCTTGTTTTGTTTCATCCTGTTGTCTTTTTGCGACGGTGTCCGCCACTTTTTTGAAAAACTTTTTCGGTGGTGGCACATCGGTACCCTGGATTTGTTGAAGGTCGGCGACAAGTTCTTCTTTACTTTTATCTGAACTAATTAATCCTTTCATTTTAGAAACGACGGAATTTTCCAACACAGCACTAAATGTTTGAATCGGATTGATGTGAATGATTTCAGGTTTGGTGAGTACATCGGCATCGTCCAATGGGAACTCCTTCTCGAAGAGGTCGATGATTGGTGCGGGTATAGATGGACTTTGTTCAATCAAGGTGTCGTACTCCCCCTTCATTAATTCAACCATGTCAGCACCGTCGCGAGACCTATCAACAAGTGGCAACGCCAATTCTAAACGCACCACGCGAGAAAACTTTCCAAACTGCATCGCCGCCACCCGATGGGCTTCCATCAACTCACTCACCTTGAGGAATTGAGAAATCGTCGCGATCAGACCTGCGATGAGGTTAAGACCACCAATACTCGGCGCCACATACGGTTGAAGTCCAGGGGGGAATTGTTCTTGTGCAAAGTTTGCCGTACCTGTGATTGTCGATAACACGATGACAGGTAATGTATAACGCATATTCGATTTTCTGTATTTCAAAAATGCTTGATAGTGCATCCAACGGTAGCATGCCGCACTCTCACCCCACCCCCTCAAAATAATCTCCTGTTGTGGGTGCCAAATTTTAGGCAATTTTTTATCTTTTTCCATCTTAGAATAATATGAATATAATTTTCACACTTCATGCACTATTGTTATTATTTCTTATCGTCATACCATTCGTGAATAACGAACATCTTTTACATACCTACTCCATACTGATTCCATTCATATTTTACCACTGGAGCGTGAATGATGACACGTGTGCTATGACTCAACTAGAGACGTACATGACTGGCAAAAACAAAGATGAAACATTTTTCCATCGCCTGGTGTCGCCTGTGTACAAGATGGATGACACAGCGGCAAACAATCTCCTGAAGAGTATGCTCTTTTTCCTCTGGATGTTTGTTCAGTACAGGTTAGAGAGGTTTAAAGTGGTTCACGATGATTTTCGACGTATTATGGAATCAAGAAGAACCAAATAGTTTCCAACAAGGGCTATATTTTTCATGACATCCTCGAACTCCATAATATATTATTCTTAGATTAATGTAATAGAATGCTGCCCCCTCGTCGCGTGCGTACAAACCGGATTGGTTCACCATACAGGAGCCCTACACCAAATAGACATGAAAATGACCCATTTCGGCAGACACGTACACCACCCATGAGTCCAGAAACCATGAAAAGAAAGGCGAATCAAAAATTACTTGAAAAACAGCAGCAAAATGCAATCAAACGCGCCAAGATGTATGCAAAAAAATTCAAGAATTTTCAAAATAACACAGTCAATCACGTACAAACAAATGATAGAAATTTCCAGACGAAAGTGCGAAACATCAACAGACCTACATTCTTATTGAGTGATGCACTCAATACTAAAAATGGAAAGGTGCGTCACGTGTACCCGAGGGAGTATCTGAACAAAGTGTTCAAAAATAAAACCATCCACCGTGGACCACACACTGGGGTTCCGACTGACCCATCAATGATGCGAAACTATCGCGGAGTCAATAACATTAACAAACGGCACCATGAAATATATCAGCGTTCTAAAAATGCAATGATACAGGTGTATGGAAGAGAAGGGTATTTCAACACAAACCTACAAACTCTTCACGCCACTGATAAATTAAAACCTCACCACGTAAAGTTTACAACAATGATACAAGAATTTTCAAGAACGTTTAAAAAATTTATATACGATTTTCTAGAAGTCCCCACAAAAATCCCGGTACCTGACTGGTATACACTATCAGAAGCTGAAGTTCAAAAATTTCTAGCCATCATGAATGTGTACGTATCAAAAGTTGACGACATATTAAAACGACCTATGGCGCGGAAGGTCTTTAAAGACAAAATTATTCAAATTTTATATAATAAACATGGATATCCACGAGAAATCAATGAAATCGTAAAAATATATAAAGAATTTTTCAACCAGTTTAAAAATTTGCTCAACCTTTAAAGTAAATGCGCAAAATCCTCGCCATCGATATTGGCTACTTTAACATGGGGCTTGTTTTCGCGGAGTGTGAAAAGGTGGACATTCGCCCAGTGTTTATGAAAAAGGTAAGTCTTGAGGATTACAAATACATCTTTAGTAATGACATCGTTGACCTAGTGCCGTTGATGGTGAATGAATACAAGGTGTGGTTTGACAGTGCTGAACACATCCTCATAGAAAGACAACCCCCTGGGGGGTTTCAAAACATAGAAGTCCTGTTACATTACATGTTCAAAGACAAAGTGACATTAGTAAACCCAGTGTCTTTGCACGTACATTTTGGTATCCGACGCTTGACCTACGATGAGCGGAAGGAGAGAACCACAAGTATCGCGGAAAAGTATCTCCCAGAGGGTGAAGAGATACCCTACGAGAGAAAGCACGATATTGGTGATGCCATATGTATGATTGTGTATTTTAACTTTAGAACAACTGTTCATTTTTTTGACCAGTTTCGCCTGTCTACGCACCGTTCTTGTTCAACGACGCCATGCGTTCAAGAGCCTTGAGGAGCTGTTCAGGGCTGGATGATTTCCCGAGACCAGAGATGTTGACCAAGTTTTTCTTGGCTTCGGAGAGACGGTTGTACCTTTCTTTCACACGCTTCGCCAAAATAACCTTCGAGTTAAAAACAGCTCTTGCGTATTTGGTTTGACCCATGAATAGCAATCGCTTTTTTTCGTAGTTCTTTCTGTTTCGCGACTTGCCGAGTTCTTTTGCCATGTAACTTTGTGTGTACTTGAGTTTCTTCAAATCCTTGGCAGTAGTTGATGGTGTTTTCAATTGCTCCACTCTATCCATGGCGTTGAACAACTCTTTCGGTGACGAGGTGGGATAAACCGACATGAACACATCGACCCCATCGTTAAACAACTCTTCGGGAAGGCGCGACACTTTATTTTCAAGGCGCCTGTACAAGATGGGCCTGGATTGAAGCATGGCTTCAACATAGTTCGGTTCTTTGCGGTTCGTATAGGTGGCTCGCAATTTCTGGTAATCATAGAGCGTTTTCGCGTTCCCAAACTTTTCCACCATTTTTGGGAACCGCTCCGCCGCGTCGTTTTCATTATCCTCTTGGAACATTTTTCGAAGATTACCTGGTCTGACCATTGTAATTATAATTTTACCTTACATTTTATTTTTAATTTCTTTACAAAGTTGGCTCTTTTTCTTCCTGTTGGCTGGGATATTCAATTCTCTCGCCATGTTTTGCATATTCTTCTTTTTGAAACGACACACACGACGCTTCACACTGGTTTCCCATTCCTTGATGAAACGTTCGACATCACCCCACTTTCTGTCTCGACGCGCCTTGACAATCTTCCCCAACTGTTTAAAATCCGTGGGTGTGTACGTGGCTCGACGCATCACCTTTCCCAGCATGCGTTTGTACTTTTCTTCGGCGGCGATTCGTTTACGAATATTTTCACCACCAACCATCGTGCCACGGGCGTTGAGTTGACGCATCATCGCACGTCTCTCTGCATTCGTTCGCGCATTTTCAAGTCTACGTTTCTTGATGCGGTGCTCTTCCAGTGCGAGTTTTGCCGCGGCGGCGTTTCTTATTTCTTTTCTCGTCATGCCAGCTGTGTTCTGTGCTTGGAGACGTCCTGTTATTCCCGCAACCATTCGCCCCACTACTGCCTGGTTTTCGCGATTTTTCAACACCTGTTTGAATTTACGTTCTTTCTCAATGTTCGCAAGGTTCGCGCTTGGCCATGAGGAGTTTGCTCGTTTTCTTTTCTCCACCATATACTATACATGAAGAATAAAAACAAAACTCGGCTCATGTATGCGGCGATCGTTGCCCTCGTCCTCTCCCTGATGTACCTGTGGTACAACCCGCGTGAAGTGGAGGTGCCAGTGGAGGTGGAGGTGGAGGTGCCCATCCCAGTGGCCGTGGAAACACCCAGACGTACCCCAGAGTACAGAGGACCACCCATCAAAAAATACAAACCCGGACACATGCAGCAGATGGGTCTCCTACTGGGGCCTAATAACGAAACACTCCCATTATATGGTAAAGAAGCATCTGGGTACAGAGACAGATACAACTATTACACGACGACGAGTGGTGAACAAATGTACCCAGTCCCAGTGACACACAATGGTCGTGAGTGTACGGAAGACATTGGATGTCCTGAATTTTATGGCAATGAAAGTGTCGATGTTCTCGGAAAAGATGAAAGTTACAACGTCAAGATGTACCGGACTGATGATTTTTTCTAATACTATCAAATTCTAGTGCGGTGAGACCAATACTTTTCCCATAGCGAGTCTTTATACCCAACAATTCTAAAACATCATCATCATACAGATTACTAAAGAATTCCCGTTTCGCCTCCATATCGCTGAGTTGAGCACCCTTCTCTTTCATCGCCTGCACGTACGGCCAGGTGTGTTTCCGAAGATAGTGGACCTCCTCCCTCAACTGAACGAGTTCAGGAAGAATGACATCTCTAATTATTTTTTGCAATTCGTCAACTGTTGCGTCACGCCACATTACTTATATAAAGTTTGTCATCTTTAATGAAATCATGTAGGTGATTATATAGGTCACTGATACACAAAACATATAATAATCATGAAACACGACTGCATAGATATTTACCATGATACTGTACAGCAGGTGACCAACAGTGATCACGGGTGTTTTTGCACTTATGACTGCCAACGCAAATGCCAAGTTTGATAGGGGCGCTGCGACAAACACAATGGTGTGAGAAAAGGCGAGAATTGTAAGAAAGTGGAAGATGAACAAAAATGTTAGGAAAAACCACATTCTTTTTTCCCACACCCTTGAGGGTGCGAATTCTATGACAGTCATGTCTTCTTCATATCGATGACCCACGCATATTGAATTATCGGGATGTGTCACAATGTGCCATATATTACCCATAATGTATTAGGGGGTTATAAACTTTATATTTTTTTACTGCGACTGTTTCCGTTTCCGTTTCTGGGCAGCCGCGACTGCCTTCGCGCGCACGAGCGTCGTTCGACGCGCCAATTGTCGTCGACGTGCGTTGCCAATCTTGTTCACGGCGTTCTTCCTAGCCTTGGTCGCTCGCTCTCTGTTTTTGTTTTTGAGAATTACAAACCTGATATCTGCGCGACGTACGTTTTGACGTGTCATGGGGTGTTTGAAGAGCACGGCGTTTCCATGCTTATTGAACGCATCGGTCATGGACATCCGAGCTTGCGTGCGAAAGGTTTGCGGTGAATAGTACCGGTTGTACTTGTCAATCTTGATAGCCTTCTGACCGTTAGAGAACGGCTCGAAAGAAATGAGGTCTTCGGGGAGATTGTTCACGGTTTGCGGTTCCCACTCAATCGAATTTTTATACGATTTGTTCTTGGCCTTGTTCGCGTTCACGCGCGAGTTGTTTTGAATGTATTGGGTGG